CAGGAGTCTGACGATTGGTATGCCTTAACAATCGAAAGTCGTACAGACGCTGATATATTGCTTGTCGCTGCGTGGATTGAAACACAGAAGAAATTATTTGCGATTGCATCCGCTGATGGTGATATACTGGGATCGGGTTCCGCTGATATAGCAGGACAGCTTGAAGCGTTAAATTATAATCGCACAATTACGATTTACAATGCTGATGCAGCAACTATCTTTCCTGAATTTGCATGGTTCGGAAAGATGCTACCAACTGACCCGGGCTCCGCTACATGGATGTTCAAGACATTAACGGGCATTGTTGCAACTGTTCTTACTTCTGGCGAGCGCACGTATGCACTGGCTAAAAATTGCAACATTTATCACGAGGTCGGTGGTGTTGATATGACTGAAGAGGGTAAAGTTGCATCCGGAGAGTATATTGACGTTATTCGCGGGATCGATTGGCTTCAGGCTCGCATGATGGAAAAGATATTCGGGCACCTTGTAAACACTCCAAAGATTCCGTTCACTGATGCAGGTAGCGGTCGTAGAGGCTGATGTGCGAGCTATACTTGATTTAGGTATTGCAAAGGGCTTGATTGCTTCGACACCAGCATATACGGTCTCTGTACCATTAGCTGCTGATGTTTCAAGCGCGAATAAAATCGCTCGCAATCTTCCCGATGTAACTTGGGAAGCTACGCTCGCTGGAGCGATTCACCATGTTACGATTACTGGACGCGTAACAGTTTAAGAGGAAATAAATTATGTCAGTTCACACTTACGATCCTGCAAATGTTATTGTTTCAATTGGTGGAACTCCGATGAGTGGTTTTGCTGATGGAACTTTTGTAACAATAGCAAGGGATGAAGATATCTTTTCAAAAGTGTCCGGTGCCGATGGCGAGGTTTCACGAGCTAAATCAAACAACCGTTCAGGGTCATTAACATTGACATTGATGCAAACATCCATGTCAAATGATGTCCTTTCTGCGATTGCAGTTTTGGATGAGATTTCAAACGCTGGAATTGTACCGGTTTTAGTCAAAGAGATCGGAACGTCAACGATTTTGATGTCCGGTGAAGGTTGGGTAAAGAAAATGCCTGATGCTGCGTACGGTAAAGAAGTTGAGAATCGGGAATGGGTTCTGGATCTTGCAACTGTAAATATGTTTGAAGGAGGGAATCCCTACGCATCATGATTCAGACTAAAGAAAAACTAATCGACGAGCGGAGCGTCTCAGTAACTCAATTTCCTGCACGTAAAGGATTGAAGATTAAACTCCGCCTTGCGAAAATGATAGCCCCCGGATTTGCAAGCGCAACAGGTATTTTGAGTAATGGTCTTGATGCTGAATTCGACTCTAAAGCATTGTCTTATGCAGTTAGTCAGTTGGTCGATAATATCGGTAATGATGCAACGGTTGATTTCATAGTATTAGAATTAATGCAGGGTACGAGGCTTGACGATAAGGAAATTAACAACGCAATTTTCGATATGGAATTCGCCGGAAATTATGGGCTGTTATATAAAATAATCGGCTTTATCCTTGAGGTGAATTACGGCTCTTTTTTCGAGAGCCTAAATATTGGACACCTGACGAGCAAATTTCCAAACTTCGTCGGTCAGAAGACACATCCTCCAATTCCAGATCAGGAACTCTAAAGCCGGAACTGGAGAACGAACTCATTATCTGGCGATTAATTTTAGCGAATATTGCAACATTACAGGAGCTTGAAACTACATGGACACTTGATGATGTATTCCGGGCAAATGCGCTTTTAGATATGCGTACAGATATATGAAAACGTAGTTATGCAGAAAGGTAAACAAACGCTGTGATTGTTCGGGAACTCATATCACTCGTAGGCTTCAAGGTCGATAAGGCTGCTATGAATCGAGCTTCTAATGCTGCCAGAAAACTTGGCTCTAAGATGCAGTCGGTTGGGCGCACAATGTCAATGGCGTTGACTCTGCCAATTACTGCTCTTGGAGTTGGTATTCTAAAAACTGCCGGTGATTTTGAAGCTTCAATGAATCGAGTTATGGTCTTAACGAATGCAACTGCTGAAGATTTTGAAATGTTACGTAATCAAGCTCGTGAACTTGGAGCTACAACTGCCTTTTCTGCTAAAGAAGCTGCTGATGCTATGGGATTCCTTGCACAAGCTGGTTTTAATACTAATGAAATCTTTCAAGCTATGCCTGCAACATTGAATCTTGCTGCTGCTGCTAAACAGGATCTCGCCACAACTGCCGATCAGCTCTCAAATATTATGCAAGCCTTTGGGCTTAAAGCGTCTGATGCTGGTCACGCTTCAGACGTTCTGGCTCTTGCTGCCTCATCTTCAAATACAAATGTTTCACAGCTCGCAGAAGCAATGAAATATGCTGCACCGAATGCAAAGTCTCTTGGTGTTTCGATGGAAGAGACTGCAGCTATAATGGGATTTATGGGTAATGCTGGTGTTCAAGCATCAATGGCAGGAACTGGCTTGCGAATGGCGTTAATGAGATTGCTTGATCCTGCAGAAGAAGCTCAAAAGGCTTTTGACGACTTACATGTTAGTACTCACACATACGGTATTGACGGCAAAAAGAGTATCCGCAATATTGTTGATATATTGCAGGACTTACAAGATGCAAAAGCTACACCTTCTCAATTAAATGAAATTTTTGGAATTCGTGCATTTACCGGTGTGACAACTGTAATCGATCAAAGCATTGATTCACTTAAAGAATTTGTAAATACGCTTGAAAATAATTCAACCGGTACGGCACAGCGTCAACAGGAAATGCAAATGCGAGGTTTGAATGGCGCTGTTTTAGCGTTGAAATCTGCTTATGGTGAACTGGCTATTGCAATCGGTGATGCTGGTCTATTAGACGACACAACGAAATTTACGCAAAAAATTACTAATTTAGTTCGTGAACTTGCTAAATCTAATCCTGAAACATTGAAACTTGCAACTAATATTGCGTTGTTTACCGCTGCCGTTCCATTGGCAATTATAGCATTAGGAAGTTTAACATCCGCAATCGGTGTAATGATGGCAAATCCGGCAGTAATATCATTCGCTGCTATGGTTGCTGGGCTTGTAGGATTAGGCGTATTGGCTCATACGTTAGCGAATCCGACTAAAGGCGCGGCTGCCGGTATAGAACCTTCTGGAATTACTGCTGCTGATGTAAAACGAAATCCAACAGGATTTTTCGCTCCGAACGGTGGAACTGCTGCTATTGTTCAAGCAATGAGTCACCCTGGATTTATGTTGAATAAACAGCCTGTCATAACAGCCAATAGCGAAGTAACTGTTAATCTTAACGGGAACACAGGATTAACTCAGGGCGAGGCGTTTGACGCTGTTAGACGTGCTGTTGATGCAGCAATAAGTGATTCGTTAGGCAAGGCGCAACGTGACTTTGCCGGAGGCAAATAATGACTACGCTCTTATTTGAACCGAAGCGTAAAGGTAAAATTGAAACGCTTGAACTCGATGTTGTTTTAGAAGAGCAGCATAATTACGATAGTGAAGTCACTCAATATCCGATTGAAACCGGAGAATCAATTTCCGATCACGTTAATCTAAATCCAGTTAGACTGACGATGCGTGGATTTATTACTAATACACCCGTTGAATTATTGAATGTAAATACTATACTTGGTAATGATTTAGTTCAGACAGCGTTTGATAAACTGTTAGAAATACGTGAGAAAAAAGACATTATCGATGTTGTTTCCGGTTTGAAAGTTTATTCCGATATGATTATGAATCGTTTGTCGATTCCGAGAGACAGGCGTTCAGGTCAAGCGTTAAATTTCACAGCCGAATTTATTCAGATTAAAAAAACAGCTTCAATCGGTGAAACGGGTGAAATTCCAACGAGTGGTATATCAACTGATACACGAATGCAGGATATAGCGCCTTCAAATGTTAATACCGGAATGCAGGGATTATTTGAAGCATCAAACGATATGGCAGCTCGTATTATAAATTGGCTGCTATAATGAAAGTAATCCCATTCAAAGCATTTCCTGATTTCACTGAAACAATCCTATTCGATGACGTTCCGTATAGACTTCGTTTCAAGTGGAATCATCGCGGTGAATTCTGGTCTATGCGAATATTCGAGAATGACGGAACTATTATTGCTTCAAGTATCAGGGTTGTTTTGAATTACGAAATGATTGCCAGTTATGCCGATCTTGAATTACCACCAGGCAAACTTTTTGTAACAGATCCCGGTGGAGTTGTTAAATCAATTGAAAAATTAGCATTGTTAAACGGAACATTACAGCTTGTCTATGTTGCCGAGGATGAGTTATAATGCCTAAT